GAAGTATTAAAATGGGATTCAGTTGCTCATGTTGATTGGGTTGATATCGATGGCGAACTTGTTGATTTATGTCGCAAGTATCTTGGTTGGGCCTCTGAATCTATGTATGAAGATAAACGACTTATTTATTATCCTCAAGATATTCGTGTATTCTTACAAAATAATAATATGTTATACGATGTAATTATTCTTGATTTACCTGATCCTGATGTAGATGAATTGATTGAATCCTCTGATACAGGAAATGTTTCCACTTGCCAACTATATAGTGAAACATTTATGAATTTAGTTAAAATTCACCTTGAACATGGAGGCGGTATTGTATCTCATGTAGGACCAATTTCACCTGGTGGAGATGAGAAATTAACACGTGCTGGTCTTACATGGATTCGAAATACGAGTATAACAATTGGACTAGGCGAAGGACATTCTTATCATGTTACAATTCCATCCTTTCAGGGTTCATGGGGATTTTGGATGTCCATAGCACCTAGAGTTATGATAGATTTTCCAAAAGACCTTCGTGTTATGGATGAAATTACGCATGCTTTGGCATTTACTTGGCCTGCTTATTGGAATAAATTGGGCAAAGTTGGGCAAAATTGATGGTTAATTAATTACTAATTGTTGATGTCATCAACCATGTCTCGTCCTGTTCGCTCTACTCGCAATAAGACTGTTAATTATGCTGAATCCGTATGCTCTGCTGATGAAGGCTATGATTCTGATTATGTACTTCCAACTCCCGATGATTTCCGTGTAACGACTTCACGTAAGACTGTTGAATCTGTACGTCGCTCTACCCGCACATCTAAAAAGGATAGTCGTTCTAGCAATTCATCCAACGAAAGCACACATCGTTACAATACGCGTAGCTCTGGCTTCTAAATTATATTTATAATCATAAATGTGGATATATATTTTTGATTATAAATGTGTTACTGAAATTAATACAACCTTATTTATAAATTTTCAGGATTGTCTGCGACAAGCATTACAACTTGGACGTGTATTTGATTCTAATGGGCGTATATATGAAGTATCTGATAATGTTTCACGACAAATGGTCTTTGAATCTTCAAATATAAAAATTTTTATACTTAAATTAACAGTTGAAAAAAGTGAAACTAGTTAATTTAATTTTATACAATGTAAACATGGTTGACTATATGTTATGTCCAGAGCCAAAAATTCTGGGTGATCTTATTACAACAATTGTTCACGCTCAAGGTGAAGATAAATATTTCTGGTATTCGAACATACACTCCATTATAATTGCTAAGCATGATGGTTCATATATTCTTTTACGAAATAGTAATATTTATAGCACACTTCGTACAATTTATTCTTCTTATGGACATGATGTTGTAATAAATGATTTCAAACTCTTTGAACATAATGTTGATGTTACACGAGGAAATGATGACGCACGTTTTGAAGAATGTAATTGGTCTGATTATAGTTATGACGGATTAAAAGTTTGGCTTCGTATATCTGTTATAGCATCAATGGATCCGCAAGTGTAAGAATAATTATGAAAAATTGACAAAACATTTTTTATCTATTGGATGATTAGTCTTTGTTGTTTCTATTTTACTTTTCAATATGTATGAGCCTTTCTACCATATTTCTATTCCTGTTCCTTCGCTGACTAACCTGGAGCAGGTAGCTCAGATTCTAAGTAAGGTTGGTATTATATCTGTTTATTGGCGTCGTACTACGCGTCAGGTTATTCTTGAGTTAAATAATAATTGGTATATTCAGCCTAATGAATTTGTGACCGTGTCACTCGGTCATCTTCTCAATGTACCAGATTATATGCTTATCTGTCGCGGCTTGTTCTTCTTTGTAACGCCTGGTCATGGCAGGTCGGTTAACAATGAAATGACTCTAGAAATCTATAATTGTGAATGGTCTGATTATGCATCAGATCATATTCATATACAATTTGACCTTGAAATCAATGATAACCTAACTTCTTATGAACATCAAATTAATTACGCATATGATGAACTTAATTCCGATATGTGGACTGGTCTGAATGATGATGATACCGCTACTGTATCTGAGGTTCCACCAAACGATATTGATGATTACGCAGATATGCCAGGACTAGTATCATTATCTGAACTTAACACTCCCCAACATGCTTGGTATCTAGCTACACAGCGTGTTCATTCATACTTTACACAGTATAAGTCATAATTTATGTACAAACGAAAAATAATATATAATTATTTTTCAATTGTTAATATGTAGTTAATTTAATACTTACGATTCTTACGAGTTTTATTAATTTTGGATGATTTCATAGATCGTGTAGCATAACGAAGCTCACGGGCGGTCATTGGCTTGGATGACTCGGCAATCGCCTTTAACGTTGCACGTTCGGCGGCGGCAACCTTTTTGGCACTGGCAGCAGCAGCACGAGCCGCATCTTTGATTGCCTTTTCTGCCTTATATTCGGCTGATTGTAGCTTGGCTACATGGGCGGCCTGGGCGACAGCGGAATTACGTAGTTCCTGAAATTTGGCTTGTTCGTATTCAGCCAATTTATGTTGGTAAATTTGTAGTTCTTTTGCGTATTTTCGTTTCTGACGACGCCACATATCTTCACGGTCCTCTAGCCAATCGGGATTGTTGTTGGCGGTCGTAGATGCTGATTTCCAGGAACGTGGTAAGGACTTTGTTTCCCAATTCTTATATTTTTCAACAAAATATGGAGCGTTTGGAGCCTTTGGTTTAGGAACGCGGGGAGATTTCTTGGAAGGAGGCATGTTCTACTATAGTTTATTTTTTAAAAATTGGATTAACGCAACTTCCATCATTGTACACTGTACAATTATTGAAGTAAAATTGTGAGCCATGATGTATATACGTGCGCACACATATACACAACTTGGTGTTTAGTTGGAGTAGGCAAGACCTCCCATACCGGACATGATACGTAAGACGTTGTAGTTGACGGCGTATACGCGGACCTGGGCAGAGAGAACAGAGCCGACTGTGTTGTTGGAGAGTGTGAGTAAGAGTGTGGCGTTATCAATACGGGAGAAGTTGCATGTGCCGCTTGGCTGGTGCTCCTCAGGCTTGAGGGCAAAGGAGTATACGTTGATACCGACGGCAGGGATGTTGGTGTGGTGTTGGTAAGGTTGTACCAAGTTGAAGTAGCGACCCTCACGTTCAGTGAAGCGGTCGTGTCCGTTGAGCTGGATCTTGGCTGTGACTACAGGGTTGTAGCCGGCCATGCCCTCAACACGTGTGACGGAGTAACCAGACTCTAAGACAGAGCGATCCCACCAGTCAGAGTAGTTGAATGGCTGCTGTCCCTTCCATGGGTTGACTGTAGCGTCATCGCAGCTGACGAAAGAGTCACGCTGGACAACCCATACAAGCTCCTTTGTGGGGTGGTTGAAGTTGAGCTTGATCTTGTTGGCGGAGGATGTTACTGATTCACCGCCTGTGAACTGGAGCTGCTCGATGAGGTACTCGTGGGAGACCTGGGCGAAGCGGCGACGCTCATCTGTGTCGAGGTAGATGTAGTCGACGTAGAGAGAGGCGGAGACAAGGCCGGCCTGGGCTACACGGTCACGGATGGCGTGTGTGTAAGAAGAACCAGCGGCGTTGGAGAAATCCCAGCAGAGGTTCTGGAGCTCCTCGAATTCGAGCCATACCTTGACCTCGTGGTATTGGAGGGCAATTAATGGGAGAGCTAAGCCTGGGTTACGGTTGAACCAGAACTGGAATGGGATGTAGAGTGTGTACTCAGGGGCGCACTTGGTGACCTCGGCAGAAGCATTTGGCTCTGTGTTGGAGACGCAAGCGGCATCGCAGTCCTCACCACCCTGGACTAAGAGATTGACAAGGGCAGGTACGTTACCTACCATGTCGGCATAACCGGCCTGTTTGCCGGCTTCCTGGGTGAGCTCGTTCCAGATCTGGAGCCAGTCACCGTAATGCTTATCAATCTGTTGACCACCGATTTCAATGTAAACATTGTTGATGAGGTTGTGGCCGACCCAGTTGAGCCAGCGGAACTGAGCACCAGAACCGTCAGAGCTCTGGAGACGAACCTGAGGGAGTGTGGCCTGGAGGTATACACGGTGGATTAAATCACCGTTGCGGCTGATTGTGCACTGTACCTTCTTTCCGAAGTTGGCAGAGCCGTTGAATGTCTGCTCAATAGACTCCATGGCGAAGTTTGTGTGGCGACGGTAGACGACCTTAAAGAAGGTAATCTGAGGGTTGCCAGTTAAGTAAATATCCTGTGCACCGTATGCGACGAGCTGCATTAAACCACCGGAGCCCATTGTTGTTTATACCTCCTGCCGAGAAAATAATTTTCGGAAACTCCGGGAATTAAATCTTGCGTCCGCAGTAAACAAAACACGTTTTCTACCATCTAAACAATCATTTTACAGTGGATTATTATCAGAATACACATGACAGATAATGTCTTATCATTAGATTGTCTATTAAAACCTCTTCCTATAGATGAAGGCACACAAAATAAAGTTCAGAAAACACCTGATACAGCAAAAACGTTAGAATCCTATCACAATCAACAAATTCATAAATTGCGTGAAGAAAAATCTCATCTTTCAAATCTAAAAAAAGAACTTTCTGATAAAAAAGCACGCATGGCTATAGTAGAAAAAGAGTTTAATGGACCAAGTCTTATCGTTAATGCCAGCGATATAGCCATTTTGACCAGCCGTCAAAAACTTGAAAATGATATACGAGCATTAGAAGAACAAATACAAAGTATACAAGATGGTACAAATGAATCTGATTATTTCTTACGTGTTGGTGATATTTTATTCTCATATTCAGACGCTCAAGGACGTATTGCTACTGGAGAAAAACCTGTAGATGATTTATCATCAAAAAAGGGACGTACTCCAACGAACAGTGTATACAGTTACTTTTCATCCGAGCCTGCTACTGAAAAAGCTTCTACTGTAGTCAATGAATCACCAAAAGATATTAAATTAGCGTCTCACATTCAAAATGATATTGGTTTTAAACGTGATAAGGCATTAGAATCATACTTAAGTGCCTTGAATCCAGATAGTCTTCAACATGAAAATACATTAGCGTCCAGTATTACTGAAGATTATGGAACATGTCCAATTTGTGATACAGAAATGTTTTTTAATGAAACCTTTTTGGATTGTCCAGGTTGCGGCTACCGCGATTGTATATTAATTGATTCTGAAAAACCATCTTATAAGGATCCGCCACGTGAAATGTCATATTATGCCTATAAGAAAATTAACCATTTGAACGAATGGTTAGCACAATTTCAAGCAAAGGAGACAACAGAAATTTCAACTGCAGTATTAGACCAGATTCGTACTGAATTGCGTAAAGAACGTATTACAGATATGAGTAAACTAAAACCTTCAAAACTCAAAGAAGTCATTAAAAAATTAAAATTAAATCGTTGTTACGACCATGTGGCTCATATATTAAATCGTTTGAATGGTATATCAGCACCAGTTTTATCACGTGAAATCGAAGAAAAGTTACGTTTTATGTTTAAGGAAATTCAGTTTAGTTTTGTAAAACACTGTCCTAAAAAACGTAGTAATTTCTTATCGTATTCATTTGTATTATATAAATTTTGTGAATTATTAGAATTAGATGCTTATTTACCCTGTTTTCCATTGTTAAAAAGTCGTGAAAAGTTATATATGCAAGATAAGATTTGGCAAAAAATCTGCGAAGATATGGGCTGGGAATTTATACGAACTGTATAAATGGTCTAAACAAATATATATGATAAATGAAAAATGACTATACACCTTGGATTTGATATGGGTATTCGTAATTTAGCATATTGTCTTATACAACACGATATTAGTGGTGTACGAAAAGTTTTAGCATGGGATAATATTGATTTATTAGAGGGAGGTATATCATCACAAGACTCAAAATCATGTTATGGATGTGGAGTAAAAGCAATATGGTGCGATGAATCGAACAAATGGTGTAATGCGTGTGCCTCAGGTGTACGACGTAAGAAATCGGTTTTACATAAACCTAGTTTACCATTATTAACATGTGCTACAAATGTAAAAGAATTACGTCCCTTAGCCATTTCACGTGGATGGGAGCACGCACGAACGGCAAAAAAGACCGATTTGCTTGATTGGGCAAAAGGTCATTATTTGATGCCATGGACACCTGTTAAGGCTAAAGATACAAGTCTTGAAACTATTTTTCATGCTATGAATACATGGTTAAATTCTGTACTTCCAACATTTAAGACTGCAACGTTGATTCGTCTGGAAAATCAACCTGTTATGAAAGGACCTACAATGAAATCTGTTCAAATTATGCTTTATACATTATTAAATTATCGGTTACGACATGAATATGGTTGGAATGGGCGTATTGAATTTGTCCATGCTGGCACAAAGTCCAAGAACAATGCGATAAATGTAGATGTAAGCGGTGTTAGTGAATCTGAAGCCTATCGCAATCGCAAAAAGACAGCAGAAACCGATGTCATCGAATTGCTTACCAAGGCAGAACATACAACATGGCTGACTTTTTTCAATAGTCGAACGAAAAAAAGCGACTTGGCTGACTCTTTTTTAATGGCGTATAGACTGTAATAACTACACACAAAAAATTGAATTTTACATATTTATATATTGTACAACGTAACTTATACACTTTATTATTAAATATGGAGTGTATACGTGTACGCAATATTCTTTCCCATATGGATACACCAAGCCGAGCGGCACTTAAAAAGCTTCTTCCAAAAAAGCTTTTGATGCCAGAAGCTATGACTGCGAAGTATCCATCAGCAATTCTTTCTATCTTTCCTAAAGAGGAGTGTTACTCTTTATTAGGATTTGTAAGCGAAGAGCTACTACGTTTATCTGTAGAAAATATTAATTTGGCTTCACTTCATACAGCCATTCAAAAGTATTATCCTGCTTATACATCAGTACATAATGCTAAAGTCAGTAGGTCAAAGACAACACAACCCTTCCTAGATATAATTAAGGCTACACGAGTGAAACTTGATAGAGTTGTAAAGGGGACACTTATATTTGATACTGTTGTTCGTCATGAAGCTGTAATGGGACATCCAGATGCTCAGACTGAGACTCAACTCTTTGAAGTCAAGATGACGGGTATGCTTAAGAAGAACTGGGTAGACTTTCTATTTCAACTCTTTGCTTATGCTGCTCTTCATGATGCTGCTACAGAAGTACATCTAGTTCTACCACTACAACAAACCATTTGGAGTTATGTAGTAAAGGATTGGTCACAACGTACTGCTTACCGTGATTTCCTAAATCGTCTAAGCACAGCACGCCAAGATGCTACAGTTATTGCATCACCAATTCCTGGTCAACTCTTACAGATTACACATAATATTGGTAATCATGTTCATAAGCAAAAAACTATGACAGCAACTATTCAATCCTTAACATTATCTGTTGAAAAACCCTTTCAATGCTTTCTAAGTGGCACACAAAATACGCGTGTAAACATTCGTGATGAAGAATTAGTAGCAGCAGCAGCTGTACAGCAAGCAAGTGGCGTACGTCTTTATGTCCACAGTCCCTATATTATTAATCTTTGTAATGAACCTGGAACCAAGGAAGATTATGGTGTTACCTGTCTTTCTAAGAATCTTCAATATGCGAATACTATGGGTCTAAAAGGTGTTGTTGTTCATGTCGGTAAGTCTACGCATCTTGACATGACAATAGCACTTAATTATATGCGAACCAATCTTCTTTTATCACTAGAATCTGCAACGGTCGAATGCCCTATTCTATTAGAAACTCCTGCTGGCCAAGGAACTGAGACACTTACAACCTATAAATCATTTGTTGAATTTGTTCGCTCCTTTAATTCACCTAAGCTACGGATATGCGTTGATACATGTCATGTCTATGCCTCAGGTCATAATCCGCTAGACTATATTCAAAAACTAACTGTTAGTGATCCAGGTCTTTTGAAACTTGTACATTTTAATGACTCATCTACATCTTGTGGTTCATGTTTGGACCGCCATGCTTATATTGGTACTGGAAAAATCGGTTTTGAAACAATGAAGACAATTGCTGATTATTGTAAGGAACATAAGATTCCTATGCTTGTTGAATAAATAAAAAACTTTAAAAATTATTTTTTAGTCTTGGATTCAACGTTTACCTTTTTTGAATGGGCAGAATGTAGTGCTTCATACTGCCGCACATGTTTGGAGGAAGGGCGGCCAGCCTTGTCCTTGGCCTTATCTGACTTTTTGCGACGCTCATAGGAAAAGTCCATTTTAATGAAAGGAAAGAAATTAATATTTGTGAAATCACAATCTATATAATTTTAGATTATAATTTCAATTTTTCATTGTGCGGTATGTAATCTAAAACGGTATGACATTTGTTAAAAGATAGATGTCAGGCCCAACCATTCGTATTCATGAGGGCGGCGGTTATCCCGAGGTCACAACTATTCAGGATACAGGGTCTTCTTTTGAAATAGGAAATCTAAATGATTTTGACTTAGGACTTTTGGGAAATCAGCGTAAAATGGCTAGCACACCTCCCCGAGGACCATCTCCGGCTCCTAGCGGCGGACTAAATGATGTATCCGATGGTATTGAATTTGTAAATCTAGATGATACAAACGTAACATACAATGTAAAACCTATGGGAAATGGCGACTCTATTCGTATTCTTCGTGATGAAGCTCCTATACCATTACGAGCACCTGAACCTACCCTTGTACTTAATACTGGTACAGTTTCTCAGACTTCACCACCAGTTATGACATCAAATGTTACAATTGATACTACTACAATGAATCCTACTACAAATAATGCACCTGCTCCTGCTAAAACTTGGTTTTCTAGTTTTACCGGCGGTGCTAATAATACAGCTACAGCTACACCCACACCTTCTGGTGGATTTTCATCATGGTTTGGTGGTGCTAAAACAGCCGAACCTGAGGTTGCTACATTACCAGCTCAAACCTATATGTCTCCTGAAGTGGAAGCTACCAAAAAGATGGAAGGTCTAACATTGTTGGAACGTATGGATCGCAAAGGCATTGGTGGCAATAAGATGACAGTTGCTAATTCATTAGACGAGATTAATGCCGAATTAGCTCGTCGCAAAGATTCCAAGGGTCTTGAGGCTAGTATGAGATTCCAACGTTCTATGCTTACAACTGTTACAAGTGGTATGGAATTTTTAAATAGTCGTTATGATCCAATTGGTGTAAATCTTGATGGATGGTCTGAACAAATCAATGAAAATATAGAGGACTATGATGAAATTTTTGAAGAACTATACGATAAATATAAAGATAAGAGCAAGGTAGCTCCTGAAGTTCGTCTTATTATGTCATTAGGTTTATCTGCTGCTATGTGTCATGTAACAAATACTATGTTCAAATCACGTATGCCTGGTATGGATGATATATTACGTAAGAATCCTGAATTAGCACGACAAATGGCGAAAGCAGCGGCTGAACAAGCGGTTGGTCCAGGCTTTGCGAACTTTATGGGTCTAGGAATGCCAGGTGGCGGTAATAACAGTGCTCCTCCACCTGTACGCCCACAAATGCCACCACAACGTCCACCATCACCACCACAACATGATAATGATGATAACTTAGGTGGTCCAAGTGGATTTATGGCTCCTATGGGATCTGGTATTGGAGCACCTATACCAAGTAAAGATCCTCGTGGTGGTGTAAATACACCAGCTCCTGCTACAGCACGTCGCGAAATGCGTGGACCCGATATGAGTGGTCTAGAAGATGTTTTACAAACACTTGAAACAAATGGTGAACGCCCACCCGCTCGGTCTATGCCTCCACCAGCAAATGATATAGATGACAATTTAAGTGTTACAAGCGGAATTACAACTGAAACTATGCGTCGTAATGGAATAAGCCGCCGTCGCCGTCAAGTTACACCTACCGGCAATACATTAACACTAAATGTTTAATCTAAAACTATAATATATACATATTAAAATATCTGAATAATGAATATATCAGATACTTTAATAAATTTTAATGGATTTTATCTATAATCTGTATAACTAACCGAATAATTTATTTATATTTTGTTCATAATTTTGTTTTGCTACGTCTATATTATGACCACACCAACTAGGTATCATACAATATGGACTATTTTCATTTGCTATCACCCAAACTATAAGAAAGAATAAAATTGTTACCCAAAATGCAGCAGCAAGATTACGTGTTGCTATAAAAATAACAGTAAAAAAAAGAAATGGGCGTAACCATCGTGACTGTAAAAATTCTTCCTGCTTTTTTGTTAATTCCATAGATAAGAAACGACCTCCTAAGTTTAATAATAACATAAACAATCCAATAATATAAGGATTTGTATTCACAAACAGAATAGTAGATGTTAAAGGATCAGCAGCACCTACTTGTGCCGGGTTTTGTATTGGCATATTGGGTGGTGGATTCTGTGGAATAGTACCAGGCATTGCTGGTGGAGCAGTTGATGATACTGGTATTAACCAATTTGTTGATGCTGACGCACCCGCCAACATACCCTTTTTAGAAGGTTTAGGCATTCTTACAGTGTTATGTGATTTTAAATAAGACATTATCATGCTATGACATTGTCTTAAGAATACTAATTGTTTAAGGTAATGCAAATGATGATAATAAATGAACATCAGCTATCCAGAAAAAGACAATCATTAAACCTATAACTGCTAAAAATGGATTTATACTTGCTAATATACATATTGATAAACCTGCTAAAAATCGAGCAAACGGTTGATGTGCTATATCATGAAATATTGAACCATAATGTTTATCAAAATCTAATGAAAAAAATACAAGTAATCCCATAAGAATAACTCCTAAATACATCTCATAGTCCATCCGGGCTTCTTACATTGGTGTATGTTTATGTATTACCATTTGATGTACTACCCTGTGCTGATAATCCTGATACAGGATACGTTGATACATCTTTTTCTTGTATAGCCATTGGACGTTCCTTAAGAACTTTTTCAACATACCAACGTTTAGAATTTGTGACCCAATCTACAGTTTCAGAAGCATTCAAATAACCTTCTGCTTTACTACTTACTTCAATAAGCCAAACTGATAATAAGAAAAATAGTATAGCAAATGTGGCAGGTGGAAAACCCATTTGATAAATTGAAATTGCTATTAAAGCAGTAATGAAAAATCCAAATGGATGTGTAAACACCTTACGAATATTCATAGGAATACGATTAGCAACAGAACCTACTAATACAATTAATCCAGTAAAAATCCATTTTGATGCAATGGGTGGATGCCATATTTGACTAAGGCCATTGTTTGTAGCACCGCCGGGAAAAGGTGCTGGAGGTGGGTTCATCCTTGTAATGGGCTTCTATAGTTATCCATAAGATGGCGTGAATCTAGGTCATCGCGGAGCGATAAATTATTACCATAAAATCGCTTACCAAAATCCATTACAAATAATATACCTTTTTTCCAATTTGCTTGTATATATCGGAGAAGTGTTTTATGAGCTGCTACGGCTTCATCATCGGTTGGAGTACTTGTTGATGCTAAAAGATCATTTATTCCAGTTTGTGTTTCAGGATTCATTGTTACATTACTCTGAAATGCTTCATTAATAGCTGCATTACGACTTGCTATACGATCTGACCACGCATAAAGTGTTATGACTGCTGCCATTGTAAATAATCCGATGGAAACTAAGTCTTGTGTTCGCATCCTTAACTAGAGCGGTGTTTTATAAGTTTTGTAGATTTTGCACATAAATCTATATAAATAATACATATATCCGGGACTTTCTTATATATTAAGTATTATATCAAAGTGTACGAGAAAATACAAAAAAGCAGAACATAGACCTTAATTAGGGAGAGCTCATGTGCTCATTAGAAGAAGCCTATGAAACGTTTTCGGACCCAACTGGGCCCCGGAATCCAAATGACGAAGCTGAAAAAAAACGTAAACGACGTCAACGTCGCGCCTTATTACCACCTGAACCTCAGGTTATAGAACCTGATAGACCTGCTCATAGACAATTACCAGCTGCTGAATTACTAGGTGGCTCACCAACAGAAAATCGTGAATCTACTAGCATTTCTGAAATGCTTAACGCCGCACAAAGCAGTGATTACTTCCCACATCCTTCATCTGATGTTAATGATAGCACTGTATATAATCTTGAACCGGATTGGGCTAAGGTCTTTAATAACGACTCTGCTCCAGATTGGATAAAGGAACGTATGCCCCAACGAACCGCTGAAACACCACTTATACCTTCACCATGGCTTGATGGTTCATCTACACTATGGCAAAAGATACCAGATTCTACACGCACACAAGTCAATTTAGAAGGTGCTGAAACTGCTGCTCAAAGTAAAATTGATGAATTACAACGTAAACTTGATACAATGTTCAAAAAACTAGAGCATTTAGAACTAGGTCGTCAGGAATCAAATCATTTAGAAATTATACTATTTGTACTTGGCGGTATCTTTTTATTATTATTGATTGATTTACTTGTGAAACAAGGTACACAAGCCGCAATGTATGTATCCTCGGCATCACATATTGGTGGTGGAATTAATACACATATGCTACGAACATTTCGTAAGGCATTTCGTAGATATGATTAATACAAAAAATAAAATTCATATATTTATACTATAGTATAATTATACGATTATTATATTTTTAATGTTTATACAAAACTTACATGACGCTCACTAAGCTGTCCAGGAAGGCGTGCAGCAGTTGTAGATGACTGAGCACCTCCATACAAAGCACTAGCAACCGATGGGTTAGCAATGGGTGGTAGGGTAGCCTCAGGTGGCTTGAATTCAACAGTCTTTTTGAGGGGTGTCTTGCGTTTTTGTATCTCCATTGCCGCTGTAGTAATTGGCTGCGATTGAGTAATGTGAGAAATTGTTGTGGGAGTTGTAGTCCCTGAAATAACAACATTACGTGCTGTATTTAGTACCTGACTCATTGGACTTTCAACTCTATGATATCGTTCATCATATGCTTTCCAAGAAATCCATAAAAAATTAGGGTGAGTATATTGTACACTATATCCAGCATTACGTAGATTCCATACTATATATAATACTGCGTCACCCATATCAAATCGTGGTGTTCCAGGAATAAATTCTGGAATTACATACCAAAGGCTTTTTTCATTACCGGGTATACGTGATACGGCTTTTACTTTATTGTATATTTGAGTTAAAACCATATTATATATGCGAATACGAGTTGCATCACGTTTGGCTTCCTCTTTATATAAAGAAGATGGAGCCAATACTGGTGGTGCTAATGAATTTGACATAGAATCTTGATTCTATATGCGTTATTCTTTTTTGTTTTGTTCCGAACAGACTTTCAGGATGTACAAACGCCTAGTTTTTAGTGGTGGCGGTACCCGAGTGTTATTCTTTGTACCAGCTCTTGTTGTTTTAGAAGAGAAAGGTTTATTAACAAATGTCGAAGAGTATTGGGGAACATCCGCAGGTGCCTTATTAGCTGCTTATTTAGCACTTACAAAGTCTGCGGTTGGTCTTCATACTGCTATGCGTCTTATACAATATACAAAATTTCGTGATATTGACCCAGCTAATATATTTGATATGGCTCAGACATGGGGTATGGATGATGGATATTCCCTTATTCAAGAAATTGAACGTATATTTGATACTATAGGATGTGGTAACAAAACCATAGGTGAAGTAGAGGGTCTACATATCATAATTAGTGACCTAAATTCCCATGAAGTTGTAG